CGTAATTATAGATTTACCAGATACAGTTGATGATAAATTAATTCAAACAAGGAGAGAAGATTTAGACGTTCCAAAATTCCAAGGGACAAAAACGGATGTTGCTTTTGATGCTACAACAAATTCTCTTAACTTAATTGGTGGTGGTTTATTTGATGATATTGGTGGAAGTATTGTAGGAACATTTGATGATATAGGTTCTATAGATGATCTTGGCGGTATCAAGCCACTTGGTACTTACGAATTTGGTGGAACGGCAGGAGGAACTTTCTTAGATTTAGGGGATGTATTTACTATAGATTTAAAACGGCATTTTTTAACTGAAGCGTTTTTCCCTTCAAACTTACTTGATTCAAGAAAATTAGCATTTCCTACAACTGGTACTTTTGATGGAGATGTTGCGACTGAAGTTAATGCTGAAATGTTAGTTGCAGTTACTCAAGATAATCCTAATAGTGGATCTCCTACTTACAAGCCATTTCAAACTTTTGCAAACGGAAGATACAAAGGTAGAGGTTTTAAGTTTAAAGTCAATCTAACAAGTAAAGATCCTGACCAAGATATTAGGGTATTTCAGTTAGGCTATACAGCTTCTATGGAACAGAGAACTGAACTAAGTACTTCAACTACAGCAAGTGGGGCAGGAGCAAAAGCAGTTACGTTCCAGCATCCTTTCTTTGTTGGTACTGCTAATACTGAAGGTGGAGCAAATAGTATATTGCCTTCAGTTGGTATTACTGCACAAAATATGCAATCTGGAGA